TTTTCAATGAATATCGGTTATACTTTAAGTAGTGAAGGAAACCGAAAACATCTTGAAAGGCAACAAAATGGAAAGAATCATTCAGGTCGATCTTTACGGTGATTCTATTCATGTGTTTGTTTGTGGGTATGCTATCAATGATTCAGAATCAACGATGCCCACAGCGTATAAGCTTGCCAGATCTTTGGGAGCCAAGAATATTTATGTTTCGGACTATACCGGAAATTGTCCAAAGAGTTTTTGTTTGCCAGTAAATGCCGAAAATTGAGAATAGGGGTAGACTAATGATTCAAGGCATGAAATACATCATCTCACATTTAACAATGGGTGATGAGTATGGGGTTTATCGAGTTACACCAGAGAAGTATCGGTACTTACTGTTTGTATGTACCAGACGTACTGAGGCTATTGAGCGTGGCAAAGCAGTAGCAAAAGTATTGGGTGTGAAGTTCCAGAATTGGATTCCCACTATTACAGATGATCAGCAAAAGAAAGAGGATCTGGACGTGGATCCGAAATCAGCTACATTGCTATCTGTGGCTGAAAATGAGCCTGTGCAAGAGACTCGAACCTTTGTTAAGAAAAAGGTGATGGGTGTGACCCAACGTTGTAAGGAATGTTTGGCAAAAGGAATGAAGGATGACGAAATCGTGGAGGATATATTACCTAGGTATTTGGAAGTAGGAAGGGAACGAGCAGAGTCAGAAGCAGCGATCCGAAGTCTACTGTTTTATGCCAAGAAAGGATGATATGTTCTATGAAACAAGCAGCCACAGTAAATCTACAAGAAGCAAATGAAATTGTGCAGTATATTCGAGCGTTGTTAGATTTCCACGATTTGTGGCTGAATGGTTGGGAAAAGGAATGGCAGAAGTTTTCCCGAAGCCTATTGGAGGAGGGTTGGTCTCAAAACAGAGTCAATCAGTTTTTGGCAGCAGCCAGTTATAATACACATTATGAAGCATTGATTGATTCTCCTATTGTGGAACAGAAAAGGTAATATGGACCAAAGCAACATCATAAAGAATTTGTTACAACAGTACCAAATTCGCTATTGGGAATCAGGGAACAATTGCTCCAAAGATTATATCAATGTATGTTGTCCGTTATGTGATGATCATTCAAACCATAATGGTATAAACAGAGAATCTTTGGTGTTCCATTGTTGGAAATGTGGCAAGGATGGCAGTTTCGCATACTTGCTATCCCGGTTGACTTCTCAATCAGTGAAGTCGTGTCTTCAACTCATAAGGGATGCTGGGTTTGAGTATGATAAAGATTTGTTGGCTCAGTTAAATGAGTTGTTTTATGATTCGGAATCAGAAACACATAAAGTCACTTCAGTAGTTGAACTCCCACAGTATTTCGAATCAGTTACAATACAGACCAACTATCCATTACTGACAAGTTGGATGAAGCGTAGACAAGTGGATTTGTCTACAGTGGTGGATAATGGTTGTGGGGTTTGTACTGTGGGGAAATACATGTGTCGGTTAGTTTTCCCTGTTTATTTTGAAGGTCAGTTGGTGAGTTTTGTGGCAGGGGATTTGACTGGACAAGCGGAGAAGAAGTATGTTAATGCCCAGAATGACATCAATAACTTTTTGTACGGTTGGGATAAGATAGACAGTACATGTAGCACACTAATTTTAGTGGAGGGTGTGTTAGATCAATGGCGATGCGGGTATAATACATTATGTACATTTGGAACTTCGTTGACTGATAAACAACGAAAGTTGCTTATTGATTCGAAAGTTTCTAATTTGGTGTTTTGCTGGGATTCTGATGCTGTGTTTGTTGCTAGAGAAGAAGCAGAATTGATGGCTGATTTTGTAGATAATGTATATGTGGTTGAGTTACCCAAAGGCGAAGATCCTGATAGTTTTGGGACCGAAAATACGTGGGATTTGATTTTGAAAACTATGTCTAGGAGAAAAGTATGAAGGTAAATCGGAACGAATTATTGTCTTGTTTGAAGCATTTAATGGTGGCTGTTGAGAATCGATCAATCTTCGTCGAATATCAGGCATTTCATTTTTATGGTACGAGGGTTCAAGCTTCAGATGGTTCGATTTGGATTGATGCTCCATTGCCTGAAGGATTGGAGTTGAATTTGTCAGTGACTGCTGCTCCGTTTTTTGCTTTGCTGAATAAGATGAGTGGAGAAGAAGTGGAGTTGGAATTGAAGGACAACAAGATTAAATTGTCCGATCATGCATCATTTGGTGATTTTGTGATTGCTGAACCTAAGGTGCAGACATTACCTGAACTTCCTGAGGAAACGGCAACATATAACAAAGTGGAATTGATTGAGGGTTTGGAGTTTTGTCGACACGGTGTTTCCAAAGACGAAAACACAGGAACGTTGACAGGTGTGGCAGTAAAGGATAATGTGGTTTGGGGATGTGACCGTTTTCGTATTTTGAAGTGGGACTTGGGTTTTAATACAGGAATTGAAGTTTCACTGCCTAAACAAGTGGTTGCCTTTTTGTATCCAAATAGGGGTGAAGTGGAAAATCTGTGTTTCCGTCCTGGAAACAATTTTGGAGGTCAATTTGGTGCCAAGTTAAAGAACGGGACGTTGCTTTGGGCAACCACCATCGAGGGAGAATATAAGGATTTGTCTGGGTTTTTCCCTGATAGTACTAATGTGGAAAAGATTCAGTTGGGAGAAACATTCCCAAACATCTTAGCTCGACATATGACAATCCTTTCGGACGTGTCAGCGAATGACAAAGAAGTTCAGTTTTTCGTTGGACAGGAATCAGTGCGAACAGTTTCTCGAATGTTCTCAGTGGCTGGAGAAGAGATGAGATCGTTAGAGGAAGAAACACCATTGAAGGCAAGTCGTTCGGGACCGGACATCACATTCACAGTCAACCCTAATTTGTTGTCTGATGTGTTGGGATTTTGTTGGGAATTCAGCTATTTTGCTGATTCAGCCATAGTGTTGTTTGAGGGCGACAAGTTCCGGTATCTCGTAAAAGCAAGGAGTTAATGTTGGGAACACAATCATCTTTTTTTGAAGTTGATAAATCAGATATTGTGGTCAGTAAACCAAAGACTCGTAGTAGGAGTGTAAGAGCTTCTACTACGAGTTCTCGTGTATTGGATTGCAGTTCTTGCGGTTTGTCAAAACATTGTAAGAATCCGAAGATGAAAAGATACGGAAAGAATCGTCTTGGGATTTTGATAGTGGGATTGTGCCCTGGAAAACAAGATGACCAATTGGGTGTTCCATTAACAGGTACTGCCGGAGGTTTGCTGAGTAAACAATTGGGTTATTTAGGAATAAACATTGATCAAGATTGTGTTCGAACTAATATAGTAACATGTTTCAAAGATAAAAATCCTACAAATGATGAGATATCAGCTTGTCGTACGAATTTATTGAAGGATATAGAAGAAGTAAAACCTAAACTGATTATATGTTTGGGCGAGGAAGCATTGAATGCCATTTTAGATGTGCCACAAGCATGCAATTTTTCAAAATTCAATATGAAGATGATGCATGGTAGAGTGGTTCCGAGCCATAAATTTAATTGTTGGGTAGTAGGTACTTACCTTCCTTCATTTTTCTTATACCGAAAGAAGAAAGATGATGTTCCCGATGATGAGAATATGTTGGCATTTGACTTAGCAAAAGCTGTGTCAATGTTAAATAAACCGTTGGTTCAACCATTGACAAAAGAAGGAAATATCCTTTTAGATACAATGGAAAAAGTGGTAGATGTGTTAGGGAGATTAGGACAAAGTAAACGACATGTAGCATATGATTATGAAACCACACATTTGAGTCCTTATTCACAAAATGCATATGTGGTTTCAGCTTCTTATTCTGATGATGTTTCAAGAGGTTATTTTGTTCCTTTGAATGTTATCAATCCCAAAACAGGAAAATGGTTTTTTGAAGGGCCAGATAAGGACATAGTTTGGGAAGCCATGCGGGATTTTCTTCGAAGTCCTGCTCCTAAAGGTATTCAAAACAATAATATGGAAGAATTGTGGAATCGTGTAATTCTAAAACAATCTTCTTATGATTTTGAGAATTTGATAGAAGAAAAAGTAGACGGAGTAAATCATATATATGATACAATGGTGGGTGCTCATGTTCTGAATGGGAATGCTGGCACTACTGGATTAGCATTTCAAGTATTTGAAATGACTGGACATGATTACAAATGTATGGTGGATGCTTCTGATATGGCACGTGCTCCATTCGAGGCAATATTTCATTACAATACTTGGGACGCCAGATACACACGAATGGCTTTAGATTATCAAATCCCTCAAATTTGCGTAGAAGAAAATTTTTCACAGTTTAGTTGGTTGTTTCAACAAGGAGCATTTGCTCTATTAAATTGTACAGAACGTGGCATATCCATTTCAGAAAAGGAAATGAAACAATTAGAAGATGTATATTTGGCAGAGGCAGCTAGAAAATATCAAGAGATGAAAAGTTGTAAATGTGTGCCTTCTTATGAGCAATATGCGAAAAAACCATTCAATCCTGAATCTCCGCAACAAATAGGTACAATTTTATACAAGTATTTTCAAATAAATTCAAGCAAAGGAAAAAAGAGTACAGATATTGTAGCATTGGATCGAATTTTAGAAGAAACGAAAAATGAAGAAGTGAAGAAATTTGTAAGTGCTGTTCAAAGACATAGAAAATGCACTTCATTATTAAAACGAGCCACAAATTATAGGGGTTTAGTGGATAAAAATTGGTATGTTCATCCACAGTTCAATTTGAATGTGGTAGATACATTTAGAAGTAGTGCACAAGATCCGAGTGTACAAAACATTTTCAAACGGGATAAAGAGTTGAAGAAATTCCGTCGAGTAATTCGACCTACTCCAGGTAATATTTTGCTGGAAGCGGATTATGATTCAATGGAAGTTCGTGTAATTGCAATGGATTCGCAAGATCCTGAACTTACACGTCAGATTGTGAATGGTGTGGATACTCATAGGAGATGGGGAACTGAAATTTTTATGTTACCAGCAGATTTGGTAACAGAGGATTTGAGATTTCAATCCAAAAACAGTTTCGTGTTTGCTTCATTCTATGGTGCGATTTGGGAAACAATTGCTCCGAAATTTCCCACTTGTTCTAAGGAACATATTCGTGATGTCCAAGCGAAGTTTTGGAGGGAATTTCAAGGTGTGAAAGAGTGGCAAAATCGTAACATTCTTCAGTATCAAAACACTGGATATGTAGAAGGGTTGTCAGGGTATAAATGTTATGGACCTTTGAACATAAACAAGATATGTAATTATCCGATTCAAGGAACAGCATTTCATTTGCTATTGGATAGTTTTATAAGGATAGAAAAGGAATTTGCAAAGAGAAAATTGCGATCAAAGGTTTTGTTTGAGGTTCATGATAGTTTAACTTTGGATGTGGTGATTCAGGAAATTGACGAAGTAATAGAAATAGTTACCAGTATAATGGTCTCCAAGAGATTTGATTGGCAAGGAAATGTGCCCGTATCAGTATCATGGGAAGTGGGAAAATCTTGTTGGTTTGACTTGGTTCCTATTAAGTTTGAAGAAGATGAGAAACTTGTGAAAATAAAAAATGGGAAAATAGAGGAATGGATTTCATTAGTAGACTACATCCTACATTTTGATTTGAAAGGTTGAAATATGTCCGAACTAGCATTGATGAATCGTGAAGCAGCAGTTTCTTGTTTGGAAGCAACAGATGGTGTATCTCATGTAGATTTGGATTTGGATGAGGGAAGTAATACGAATTTTTGGAAAAAGGAAAATGGTCCTGTTTCAATGGCGTTTTCTGCTCAAGAATATGAAATGGCTGCGGGTGGATTAGAAGATATTGCTCGAATTGTGGGCATTCCTAAAGCATATGCTGAAAGATGTCCTTGGAATCTATTGGAAACTCATCTGAAGTATTGGTATTCTGGTGGGGCCAAAGCTAAAGTGCGGTTGTTTGTGAAGGACGAAAAGATTGTAGGAGCAGGAGCTAGTAGGGCGGATTACTTTTCAAACATGGAGATGTTGGAACATATCGAAGAGGGTGTGGGAATGCCCAACATTTTGGGGTATCATCAGGTATGCACAGGATTGGATTATTCGACAGCAGCTTTGGTGGTGGATCAAAAATTTGAACCTCGGGCTGGTGATGCACTGTACGGTGGAATTAGGATGCAAAATTCAATTCTGGGAGAACATAAGATTGAAATCACTCCCTACATTTTTCGGCAATGGTGTTCTAATGGAGCTATTGTTTCGGAGAATATTGCTCAATGGTCACATAAGTCAGATGATGGAACGGATCTACGTAGTTGGATTCTGAATAATACACAAAGTGCAGTGAATGCATTGGACAATGAATTTTCTCGTATTCGAAAGTTGTCTGAAAGTAAGTTAGAAGGTCCAGTGGATCAAACATTGGCAAGTTTGTTCCGAAAGTTTGGGATCCCAATCAGGACACAGAAGCAGATTATTGAAGCAGCTGAAGCATCCAACGATGGAAAAGGCCCAGAAACAGCGTATGATCTATGGAACGCCATTACAAGAACTGCTACCCATTCTGATTCACTTTCTCGGTCCGCGGCACGTACATTGATGGGAATTGCAGGTGATGTTTCTCAGCAGTATAGTGTGTGTCCGAGATGTCATCAGATCTGTACTCACTAATGAGGAAATTGTAAAATGAAGGTACGAATGGGCCAAAGAATAAAATTTCATAAAGGCAATCAATATCAGTATTTTGTACAGCAGTTTCCAAACACGTGGTATAAAGCATATTATGCAGCATATTATGGAATACCATTTGATCGAGAGTTTATTGTTGTGGATGATATAGGGTTGAAGTATGTTTTAATGGCTGTTGTTGGTAGAGAGTATATTTATATAACTAAAAAATGGTTGGATGAAAAGATGAAATGCCTTTAGGGGAAATATAATGAATCCAAATACACAAGAATTTGAACAAGTGGTGGATGCAACCACAGATGAGTACACTCGATTGGGGATGCCTGTTTTCACAATCGGTCAAAAGTTTCATATTGGAGAAGTTGAATTTCAAATTGATGGTGTACGTCGAAGATCTTTGGTAATTACTCCAACGGATAAAACGTGGAAAGGATTATTGAATCGGCCTGAAACCTTGAGTGGAGAAAACAAATGAGTTTGTATCAAAAAGTTCGACCAGAGACGTTGTCAGAAGTGGTAGGGAATCCAGCTACTGTAAAGGCAATGGAGAAGATGTTGGCTGCAAAAGAGCGACCACATGCTATATTGCTTTCTGGAGCCTCGGGGTGTGGAAAGACTACGTGTGCCCGTATTCTGGCGACAGCGTTTGGAGCGTCAGAACACAGCCTTGTGGAACTAAATGCAGCCAACACAAGAGGCATTGATAACATTCGTGAGATAACTATCAATGCTCAAAAGTCTACAATTGACGGAACTGCAAAAGTCTATATTTTTGACGAAAGTCATCAACTCACTGCAGCAGCACAAGAATGTTTATTGAAGATCTTGGAAGATCATCCGACTGATTGTTATTTCATTTTCTGTACTACAGAACCAAAGAATATCATTCCAACTATTCGAAATCGATGTACAAAGTTTGAAATGTGTACATTGTCTGAACCCAAGATCCGTCAATTGTTGGATAATGTGGTGAAGAAAGCTGGGTTGGAAGTCAAACCAGAGATTTTGGATGCAGTTTCAGTGACTTCGGAAGGATCTCCTCGAGCAGCTATTGTGGCTTTGGAATCTGTGATGGATTTGGATAATCTTGATGATGCCATTAATATGTTGTTGAAAGGCACTGAAAGTGATGTAGACATTATTGATATTTGTAAATTGATGTATGCATCTCCAGCAGTACGTAAACAAAAGTGGCAAATGATATTGCAGAAATTTGATGCAATACAGGGAGAACCTGAAAATATTCGAAGAGCCATTTTGGGATACTTGTATAAGAAATTGGTGACAGCTGATAGTTTAGAAGAGGCTGAGGATTTGTCAATGCTGATTCAGATATTTTCAATGAGTGTTTATTATGGAAATAAGGCTACTTTGGCAGCAATGATATGCAAAGCTATTTTTGGACCATCAGTATAATGGGGTGTTGTTAAAACGAAATTGAAACATTATTTTGGGAGGTTATATAAACATGAGTAGGATGGACGCAATTGCTAATGAGCATCGCAAAACAAAAGAAGGCAACAGTGGAAAGTACGATTATGTGGATGTGCGTGCTTTGGAACGTGCAGGGATTGTTCAATATAAGATGAAGGATACGAACTTCATTCGTATTATTTCTCCAAAGTTTTCAAAATATCCTGCAGATAAACTTCCGTTTTACGGGAAGGAAATTTTCTACCATTCAGATATTGGTCCAGATGGAAGAACGTATGTGTGTCTGAAGAGGATGTTGGGCGAGCGTTGTCCTGTTTGTGAATACGCAGATCAGATTAGAGCTGTTAATGCTAATGACGAAAGATTGAAGGCACTTTGGCCTAGTCGAAGGTATCTGTTTTTTGTATATGATGTGAAGGATGCAGAAACAGAAAAGTTGGGGTTACATTGGTTTGATTCTCCTGTATCTGTAAAGGATAATGTTATCTCATTGTCGAGAGATCGTCGCACTGGTCAGTTAGTAGATGTGAGTGATCCTTTGGATGGTAGGGATATCACGTTTGAGCGTGTGGGAAAAGGAATGACTACGAAATATGAGGGATTTGAATTGAACAACAATGCTGCTCCTCCGAAGGAGTGGTATGACGGTGCACCAGATGATTTTGAGGAATTCATTTTGTATCCCACATATGATCAGTTGGCCGCAGCAATCGGAATGGGTATGGCTGAAGAAACACCACAGGCAGAACCTCCTGCAATGCAGGCTGAAACAGGAACTGTTCAAGATCCTCCGGTACGGACGAGAAGTAGAAATGAGAATCAGGTTCAACCTCAACCTCAACCTCAACCTCAACCTCAAATCCAAACCAGTCCTGTTTCTCCTGATGCAGTTGGAGCAACATCTACAGCAGCTGAATCGACTGCTCCTCCTGTGAGAGAAAGGGGTGTTCCTCCTGTCACACCCACTGCCAATGAAACTCCTGATCCGGCAGCAGGTGGTCGACAAGCAGTTATGAATCGTATTGAACAATTGAGAAATATGGCTAATCAAGGGTAGAAAATGGAAACACATATCAAAGAAAGGTTGGACGCGATCAGGGCAAGGATGCCCATTGATCGTATGAGGCTGGATGAGGAATGTGTGCATCAAGCAGCCTTTTATGCAGAAGTTGGTGAACTGGTTTCGGAACTGAAACGGGATTATCGGGTGACGAAAGATCGAGCAGATTATGTAGCTGCTGATTTGCGTCATAAGGCTCGAACAAATCCAGGATCTTTTGGGATCATGAAAGTTACCAATGATGCTATTCAGGATGCTGTGACTATTCATCCCGAATATATAAAAGCTCAACAAGAATTTTTAGATGCTCAGTATTTGGCTGAATGTGCCAGTGTATTGTTGGTATCTGCCGAGCAACGAAAGTCTATGGTGAAGGATGCTGTTTCGTTGTTTGTACATGAATACTACAGTACACGACAGGATATGACTCCTGAGAAAAACACGTTGTCTAATATAGGTGAAGAGGATATTACAAATCTTCGACGCAGAAATGCAACTAATAGAGAGACTGACAATTCTGGGGAAAATGTAGATGAGTAAAAAAGCAAGTGAAGAAATGCAAGAAGTTTCAGAGGCGTGTGGAGTAGAGATGCTTCCTGCAGTGGCAGATTGGTGTTCTACTGGAGCTTCAGTATTAGATTTGGCTATATCTAATCAAATACCTGGTGGTGTTCCAGTGGGCCGTATTGTACAAGTGTATGGTGGTGCGAGTACAGCTAAATCAGTGTTAGGTACTACAATTTTGGGATATGCACTTCGATCAGGCAAGCAAGCATTTTTGGCAGATATTGAACATACATTGGATCCAAAATTTGCAAGTATGTATGGGTTGGATTGTTCACAACCTGATTTCTTCTATGGTTATTCTTACCGAAAAAATGGAGCAAACATAGATCAGCCTGCTACGTTGGAAGAATTCTTTGATGAGTACTTGGCTGGTATTTTGAATATGCCAACTCGTCGACCAAAAATTGTGGTGGTGGATTCCATTACAGCACTTCCTGCAGAATTTGAAGTAACGACTGCCATGAATAAGCAAGGGTTTGGTGCATATAGAGCTAAGCAAATTGGATTAGGCTTGAGAAAATACTTGTCTTTGTTGGCGAAAAAGAATGTGACACTGTTTTGTGTTGATCAGACACGTGATGCAGTAGGTTCTCCATTTTCTGGAGAAGTTACAACAGGTGGTCGAGGATTAGAGTTTTATTCTTCTGTACGACTTTATTTGAAGCATGACAAAAAGGTAACTAATTCATTCAATCAAGAAATTGGTATTTGGGTGAAATATCAAGTAGCAAAAAATAAGGTTGCTCCACCATATCGCAAAGGACATTTCAAAATTCTATTCGATTATGGATTGGATGATATAACTTCTTCTTTGTCGTATTTGGCTTCTACACAGGGAGCTTCGAAAGAACAATTGTATAACTTGACTACAAAAGTGTACATTCCCATCTGTGAAAAATGTGGAGCATTGTTAGACGTTACAGATGAAAAGTGTACTATGAAAGGTTGTGATGGGAATGTAATTTCTGAAGCTGATAATTCAGTTTGTAATCATAGGATTATGGACTGGGTTCCCAGGATTGAAGATGAAGGGCGAGAGGAACAATTGAAGAGAGTTGTATCATTGGTTTGGGCTCGCCAACATGAAACCGAAAATAGAAAAGCAAGGACTTGGTGATATGGATTATGTTGCGTTTGATTTGGGTACAACAACTGGATGGGCAGCACATATTGATGGAAGGACTTTGAGCGGAACTTGGTCATTTCAACCTCAGAGATTTGAAGGTGGAGGAATGCGATTTTTGAGGTTTCGTCAGAGTATTTCTGAATTGTTGTTGAGTGCAGGACCAGAGTTGGTGGTGTATTTCGAAGAAGTGCGTAGACATATGGGAACAGATGCAGCACATATTTATGGTGGATTTATGGCTGAATTGACAGCATTTTGTGATGGCAATAAAATTCCATACAGCGGACTTCCTGTAGGTACTATTAAGAAGCATGCTACAGGAAAAGGTAATGCTGGCAAGCAAGCTATGATTGATGCGGCAAATAAAAAATGGCCTGATGCAAATATTACGGACGACAATGAAGCTGATGCTCGATGGATTTTAGATTGCGGCATGGCTAAATTGGGAGATAATTAATGTTAAAGCATCTTCACATTAAGAATTTTCAGTCTCATGAAGACACACTCCTGGAGTTTTCTCCAGGAGTTAATGTTATTGTGGGAAAATCTGATGCCGGTAAATCAGCTTGTATGAGAGCCATTCATTGGGTGTTGAATAATAGACCTTTGGGAGACAGTTTCATTCGTCAAGGTCAAGAAGAAGCAGAAGTGGAAATGCTTTGTGGTGGGGTCCGCGGAGATGTACAAGTTAAGCGTGTCAGGGGTAAATCAAAGAACACATATGATTTGCAGAGTGATGTATTTCAAGGCAGCTTTACATCATTTGGACAATCACCACCTAAAGAAGTCACACTAGCTTTGAACCTTTCTGACATTAACACGCAAGGTCAGTTTTCACCAAGTTTTTTGGTATTTGATTCTCCAGGAATCGTTGCTGATTATTTGCGAAACATCACAGGAATGGAAAAGTTAGATAAGTCAGTAGATATTACATCAAAGAGATTGAGGTCTTCGAAAGCTAAATCTGTAGAAAAGCAAGAAGAACTAAAGGGTGTGGAATCAGAATTAAAGTCTTTAGGTGAGTTGGGGTTGGATGTTTTAGAGAAATTGTTGGAAGAAGCTGACGAGTTGATTGTTATTCATTCTGACACAAAAGGAAAGTCTGCACAAATAGAAGCATTGGTATCAACCATAAAGGATTTACAACGACAAGCAATTTTGTTGCCTGTGCCACAGATCAAACATTTAGGAGAAACATCAAAAGTTTTATGTGATGAATGGATGCAAGGTACACAACAAATTAAGGAAGTTTCTCAGTGTTTGGATAGGATTCAAAAATGTGAGAGTGACAAGTTGAATATACCTGAAAATGTTTCTGATTTGTTATTGCAGAAATCCAGGATTGTAGAACAAATGTTGGAATTTGCTCAGAAGTCTGTAAAGGTTTCCGACATTTTGGTTAGTTTGCAGGAAACAGCTAAAGAAATACAACAGTATAATGAGAAGAAGAAGAATTGCGAAGTTGAAGTTTCAGAGTTATATCAACAGTTGGTTGAATGTCCACTTTGTGGTAGTGTGTTGAATGAAGTTTCTAAGGCGAAATTGTTAGGTGATTAGATGAAAACTTGGGTAATATCAGACACTCATTTTTATCATGAAAACACTATTAAGTGGTGTGGAAGGCCTGAGGATTTTAATGAATTGATTGTTCAAAATTGGATTCGAAACATTCATCCAAATGATTTGGTCTATCATTTAGGAGATGTATTTTTTTATAAGAAACAAGAATGTCAGGCTCTTCTAAGGGGATTACCTGGTCAGAAGATTTTGATAAAGGGCAATCATGATAAAGTGCCAGTAGCTTGGTATTTACACAGTGGATTTTTGGCAGTAATGGAATATGCTTTGGTGTATGTTAAGCATACAAAAGGAAAAGAAAGACCAATCAACAGGTATTATAAAGTACTTTTGTCTCACAAACCAATGAATGTTCCAGAAGAAGTTGATGTGAATGTGCATGGACATTTTCATAATGCTGGAAGCTCACGTTGGGAAGAGATTTTATTGTCACAATTAAGTTCAAAACACAGATTATTTTCATTGGAGGATAATGATTATAGACCAATGGATTTAGGAAATGCGTTGTTTTATGATCAATTGATTCATACTCAGGAGAGAGCGAGGAAAATGAAATGAAGATTGGTGTTTTGGGTGATTTACACATAACTAATAAGGCACCAACAAGAAGGAAGGATGACTACTTTCAAACCTTATTGAGAAAGTTGCGTCAGGCGTTGGAGATTTTTGAAGACAATGATTGTCATTTTGTAGTACAGGTGGGTGATTTTTTTGATACTCCTACAGTAGCTAACAGAGTAAAAATAGACGTCATGCGTTTATTGCATGATTTTTCACATCACATATATTGTTGTGCTGGTCAACACGATATATCTGGTCATTCATTAAAGACATTATCGAATAGTCCTTTGATGGTGTTGAATGAAGCATTTTGTGGAGTATCTATTGTTGGGCGTGAAGAATTAGACAATGTACATATTTACGGAGCGTCTTTTGGTGAAGAAGTTCCAAAAGTGTGTGATTTGGATAAGTTTAATGTGTTGGTTACACATCGTATGATTGGGAATCGACCGTTGTTTCCTGGTCAAGAATTGGAGAGTCCAAGAAATTTCTTGCGAGCCAATCCAAATTTCAACTTAGTATTAGTTGGTGATTATCATTATGCTTTTCAGGATACATATCAAGGGCGATTGATTCTAAATACTGGTTGTATAGTACGGAAGAATCTAAATGATGTACGAGAAGGATTGTCACCAAAAGTCAGTATTGTGTCAGTTCCAGATTTAACTGTTCAAGAATTTCCTTTGAATTGTGAGTCTGTTGAAACTGTTTTTGATTTGACAAAGGTGGAAGACAACACGAAAAATAAACAAGCATTGGATCGGTTTTTGGATCGATTGAAGAATTCAGAATCTTCGAAAGTTGGATGGAAAAGTATATTGCAGGAAGTCTTAAGGGAGAAGATGCCTGGTAAATCAGTTGAGGGATTGGTAGATGAAATTTTGCTGGAGGTTGATAAATGAGTCAACTTATTGACAATTTGAATAAAAAGCAAGAACAACTACAAACGTTAATGAATCAAGAAGCTAAGCGTCAGGGTAGATTAGAGGAATTGGAGAAACAACTACTGGCATTAGGTTTGAATTCTGTTGAAGCAGCTGAGCAAGAACTTCAAAAGATGTTGGAAGACATTATTAAGACTGAGACACGTTTACAAGAAATAGATACAGAATTGGGGAGAATCATAGAAAATGCTAAATCGAATCAAACAACTGTTTAGATGTAAGAAGCAGGAACCAGATGGTTATGCATTGTTGAGGAGAGATAGGCCATCGGGTACTAAATACTGGGCTACGTTTGGTCCAAATGGTGAAGAGAAATCTGATCTTTCTCAAATGCAGCCATTGGTGTTGCCTGTAGAGAAAATCCCACTGGGCACACGAGTCGAAATTTATATAGGTGAAGGTAAAGATGATAGATCTAAATAAATACAAGACTTTTGTTCAAAAAATGAGATTGAAAGAAGAAATGTTGACAAACAAGATGGAAGGGTTGTCTACAGAGGTTTCTTTGTTGGATCAAAATGTGAAAGATTTGACAAAAGTGCAGGAAATTTTCAATGTGGTTGGTGTGTTGGCACAAGCTGAAGTAAAAGATATCATAGAGCATTTAGTAACAGATGCCTTACAATTTGTGTTTGGGGAAGAATATGGATTTGTCATAGAGAATCAAATTTCTAGAAATCAACCTGAATCACATTTCTATGTTAGCAAAGGCACACAGCGATTCTCGCTTAGGGAAGAATTGGGTGGTGGTGTAGTTGATGTTGTGTCGTTCGCCCTGAGATTTGTATGCTGGGCAATCCAAATAGACAGGACAGAACCCATCATGTTTTTTGATGAACCACTGAAGTATGTTGATAAAGAAAGGCTGCCTTTATTACAACATATGATCAAAGAGATGACAACACTATTAAATGTACAGACCATAATGGTCACCCATGAGCAAGGGTTGGTAGATGTAGCCGACACTTGTTATTTAGTCACACAAGATGGAAGTGTAAGTTCAGTGGAGAAAATAAAATGAAAATGTCTTTAATTGTAATTGGTTTGGTGTTGGTTTTAGTGAGTGGTTGTTTCCCACATTTACATAGTGGTTCTTCAGGATCTAATTTGAACATTCCATCTGATGCAGCTGAAGCGTTTCAAAACACAGTTATGAAAGTAGATTATCTACTTAGCATATTTATGCTTGCTGTTGTAGCAGGAGTTATAGTGGGGTTAGTGGGCTTTAAGATTGGTTGGATGGTAGCAGTGGGAAATTTGTTGGGGATTTTCTTACACTTAACAGTAGCTCGATATGGACAATGGTTAGCTTTGATGGGATTGTTGTCAGCTTTGGCTGCTGTAGTGGCAATGGTGCTATATATTAGAAAATTCAAATTTCAAAACGTGAAAGCTATTCAAATTATAAGAAATGCATTTCCTGACTTGAAACAAGAGATAACTTCTATTTTGCAACATGAACAAGATCCATTAGTGCAAAATGATATATTGAAGATTAAAACTGTTTTGAAAAATCAAGACCGGAAAGTTCAAATGAAAAAGTTAAAACTGTTTTGAAAAATCAAGACCGGAAAGTTCAAATGAAAAAGCAAAAATTATATACACAAATGGAGGAGTTGGAATAGATGGAAAGGACACCGTATCACAAAGGCAAGAAATTGAAGTTCAGTTGGAAACCGTCGTATGACAGAGTATTCATCTATCCAGATCCCCCATTAAAGACGTTCATTCCTGATGGAAAGGTGTTAATTCCTGAACGTTTGAGAGAAGAGTTCGTGAAGGAAGGTTGGGGAACACTATTAGCTGTAGGTCCTGGATATTTTGATAAATCAGGACGATGGAATCCCACAGATACAAAATTGAAGCC